ACAGTACGCAGAATTTAATTTGACTGAGTTCCTTCGTCCAAATGTAAAAACAAGATATGAGTCATATGCAATTGGCTTAACAAATAATTTCTTGACAGTACCTGAAGTTCGTGAAATGGAAGGCATGTCAGAAATAACTCAACAACCAGTCGCAGTTGATGTCCCAGTTGACAATCAACCTGTGGCGTAAAATGGAGTAATGACTATGACAAATATGATTACCCGCTCATTTGAGATAAGAGCAACTGATGCTGAGAAGCGTGAAGTTTCTGGCATGGCTGTTCCTTATAATGACACAATTGACATTGGTGGTGGATGGTCTGAGCGCTTTGAAAAAGGTGCAGTAGATTTAAACGCAAATGTTAAATTATTCCGTGACCATGAAGACATCATTGGTGTCGTCACAGAAATGGAAGAATCTGATGAAGGCCTATTAATTAGAGCAAAGATTTCAGAAACAGTTTTGGGAAATGAGACACTTAACTTGGTTAAGGATGGAGCAATCCGCTCATTCTCAGTTGGATTCATCCCAGTAATAGATGAAAAGAAAGACAAAACAATAATCCGTAAAAAGGTTGACCTTAAGGAAGTATCCTTAGTGGCATTTCCTGCTTACGATAAGGCTGAAGTACTTTCAGTCAGAGAAGAAACCAATCAGGAGGAAATATCCATGGAAAAAGAAACACCTGATTACACTTCAGCAATTAACGAAGTTCGTAATCACGCAGAGGAGTTGGAGCGCCGTCTAGATGTAATTGCATCAACAGCAACTCCAACAATTCAAGTCCCACAGTTCCGTTCATTCGGTTCTTGGGTTAAGGCTGTAGCAGCAGGAAACGAAGATGCTCTTGCACTACACCGTACATTCACAGGTGCAGATTCAGGCGATTCTATTATGAAGAACGCTTGGGTATCTGACACTGTTCGTATTCTTAACGCTGGTCGCCCAACATTTAATGTTCTATCCTCAGCAGCACTACCTGCAGATGGAATGAATGTTGAGTATCCAAAGGTAAATACAAATACTCTCGCTGTTGGAGAACAGGCTGCAGAAGGCGATGTCCTTGACTACGGCAAGTTGACTCTAACATCTGAAACCGCTCCAATCAAGACATACGGTGGTTACACAGATATGTCTCGTCAGGTTGTAGAGCGTTCAAGCATTGCTTATGTTGACACTGCATTCCGTGCAATGGTCGCTAAGTATGCTGCTGCAACAAACGCTGCTGCTCGTGCTGCAGTTATTGCTGCATCTGGTGATTTCAACACCGCAACTGTCGCATCATGGGATGCTGACGAAGTAATCGGAGCACTTGCAAAGGCTGCTGCTGATGTAAATAACAACGCAGGTTATGCACTAGAAGTTATCCTTGTTTCAAGCGATGTCTTCCAGGCTCTTGCAAAGGTTGTAGACCAGGCTGGTCGCCCAATTCTTTCAAATGCAGGCGCAACTGTAAATACATTCGGTTCAATCAACCCAGTTGGTTTGACAGGAACAATTCTTGGTCTCCCAATCGTAATGGATCCATCACTCGCTAATGGTTCATTCTATGTTGGTAACTCTGCAGCACTCACAACTTACGAGTCTGCTGGTGCACCATTCCGTCTAAACGACGAAGAAATCACAACGCTAACAAATTCATTCTCAGTCTATGGATACTTGGGCATCGCTGCTCCAGAGCCAAAGGCAATGACTATTGTTGCAAACCCGCTTGACTAATTAATATAGGAGTAAGATTATGGACTGGACAGACTTGAAGGCATATGTAGGTGCATCTGCAAATGATGATGCCTATGTAGAAGAATGCTGGGATACAGCAAAGGATTTGGTTGCAAATTATATTGCATCCACCAAAGTTCCTGTTGGTGTGTTGAAGCGTTGCTATCTTGAAGTAGGTTCAGAACTATTCCATCGTCGTAACGCACCAATGGGAGTGGCTCAATATGCAACTTATGATGCAGCGCCGTTAAATACGGCAAGAGACCCTCTCGTTGGTGTGTATCCTTTACTTAACAGATACATGGTGAGATTCGGATGAATTTAGCAGAAGTAAGAACTGAACTTGAAAGTGCCATCATTCTTGGTGGTATCTCAAAAGTTTACAAGTATGTACCTGAAAGACCAAATCCACTCTGTGCGATTATGGAACCAGATACTGAGTTCATTACTGTATATGAAAACCAATACGATGCAGACTATGCAACTAATTGGAAAGTATTAATACTTGTTCCATATGCGACTAATGAAACAGAGACAGAAAATCTTGACGATACACTTGATACTCTTATTCCTGCAATTTGGGAATATACATCAGCAAATAAACTAACCGTAGATAAACCGTTTATCCAAGAGGTAAATGGTGCTAGGTTTTTAGCAACAAATATAAATATTTCAATTGATATTGAAGGAGGAAACTAACATGGCAAGAATTAAAGGAAAGTCAGTAGTTTTTGAAATCAATGGTACCGAATATGCAGGCGCAGTAAGTAATGTAACTTTCTCATCTGCAGTAAATACCCTTGGCTTTGGAAATTACGAAGACTCACTTGATTTCACTTGCGCTGTAACTGGATTCCAGGATACAGCAGCAGCATCACTACATTCATTCCTCTGGGATAACCCAGGCGTGACTGTAAATATCTCATTTGCACCACACGGAAATGCAACACCATCTGCATCACAACCATGGTTCACAGCCACAGGTTATGCAGAGACTGTTCCTGATCTTGGTGGAACCGCAGGAGAATTCTTTGTATATGATTTGAACTTCATTCTTGATGGCAAGCCAACAAGAGTAGAGTCATTCTAATTAGGTAGTCATGGCAGAGGCACAAATAACAATCACAGGAGTTAATGAGGTAAAAAATACTCTCAATAAACTTTCTAAAGATTTAGAGTCAAATGTAGAACTTAATAAAGAACTAAGTACGACTCTAGCACAAAAAGCCTCTGCTATGGCACCAAGATTAACTGGTGCTTTGGCTTCATCTGTTCAGGGCAATGCCTCAGCAGAGAAAGCACAAATAATGGCTGGAAGTCAAACAGTAGTTTATGCAGGTGTTCAAGAATATGGCTGGCCTGAGAAAAATATCCAGGCTCAACCTTATTTAAGACCAGCAGTATATAACAACCTTGGTTACATTATTGAAAAGTACAATGATAGTATCCAGGAAAGAATAAAAAAGTACAACTTAGACTAATTGGAGGCAGTAAAATGGACAACTTTGATTTAATGAATACCCTGAAGTGGAAAGAACTTGCAGAGGTTGAAGAATATCTTGATTTACCTATGGATGAATGGACAGAAGCAAAATCCAAATCCAAACTAGCATTTGCAATGCAGTATATGATGGCAAAGCGAAACAACCCAGGGCTTACAATAGGAGAAGCAGAAGAAATGTCAATCCAACAATTGACTGATCTTGCTGGAGTTGAATTCACTGTCCCAAAAGAAGTGAATCCAGCCTAAGCATAATGGGAGAATTCTGTGCAGAAACAGGATTCACACCACAGCAGTTTTGGGACATGACGCTGGAAGAATATACTGCAATCGTAACTGCAGTTAACAGGAGGAAGAAGAATGGCTAACCAGATAACAATTGATATTGTTGCTCAAACCCAAAAACTTACTTCTGGAATAAATGATGCCAATACACAGATTGATGGCATGTCTTCTAAACTTAAAGGGGCTGCTGCTGCTGCAGGTTTGGCAGCATCTGCGTTTGTAGCAAAACAAGGCGTAACATTTTTAAAGCAAGGCATTGATGAGGCTAAAGAAGCCCAACAAACAATGCGAGAAGCCACCACAACATTTGGTGAAGGTTCTGCTGCTCTTGCTAAGATTACTGCTGATGCTGAAAAGTTTGGCAAAGCAATAGCAGTTGATAATGATGAAATTATTAAACTTGCTACACAGTTAGGCTCTCGTTTACCTGCTGACTCAAAGGCTTTATCTGCTGAATTAATTAATACTGCTAAAGATATTGAAGCATATACTGCTGGAGCGCTATCTGCAGAAGCCGTATCAAGTAAACTTGCTAAAGCATTTACTGATGGAGAATTAAGTGCAAAAGAATTAACAAAGATATTTCCTGATTTGTCAGATGCAACTTATGAACAAGCAGAAGCATTGTCAAAGGCTGGAAAAAATCAGGAAGCCCTTACATTACTTAATGATGCAGCACAAAAGAAATATGGAGATGCTGCAGAAAAAAATGTTACAGCAACACAAAAATTTGATAAAGCACTTGCAGACCTGAAAGAAACAGTAGGCTCAAAGGTTTTACCAATTGTTGAAAAGTTTATTAATGCATTAACATTTGTTCTTGAAAAATTTTCAGCATTGCCAGGTCCAGTTCAAAATGCTGTTATAGCGTTTGTAGCAGTTGTTGGTGTTACAGGAACATTACTTACATTATTCGCAAGTATGAAAACATCGTTAATTACTCTTGGAATAGTAAAGGCTGCAGATGCTGCTGCTTCTGGTGCACAAACTGCTGCTCTTGGAGCACAAACAACTGCAACTACTGCTGCAACAGGTGCACAAAGAGCATTTAATCTTACTATGCTTGCAAATCCTATTGGAATAGTTATTGCTGCTATTGTAGCAATTATTGCAGTTATTGTTCTTCTTGTTAAGAACTGGGATACAGTAACTGAAGTTGTTGGCAAGGCTTGGGATAAGATTAAAGAGTTTGCATCTGGTGCATGGGAAGCACTTAAAGGATTTGCAAAGAAAGTTGCAGAATTTGCTCAAGATGTTATTGAAGTATTTACATTTATACCAAGAAAGATGTTTGAACTTGGTAAAAACATTGTTTCAGGTCTTTGGGATGGAATTCAAAATATGGCATCATGGCTTAAGAATAAAGTATTTGATTTCTTTGGTAATTTAATTCCATCATGGGCTAAAAAGATGCTTGGTATTAGTTCTCCGTCAAAGGTCTTTGCTGCATTTGGTGAAAACATTGTTCAGGGACTTGCACAAGGTATTAATGCTGCAGAAAACATTGCAAAGAATGCAACTCTTAGCCTTGGCAATACAACGGTAGGTGGATTAAATATTCCTTCATTATCAAATACTAAATCATCAGCAGGAATCAATATTACAATCAATGCAGGTCTTGGCACTAACGGTCCAGCCCTTGGTCGCCAGGTATCAAGTGCAATCAAGCAGTATGGCAAAGTAAGTAGTCAGGTGGCTTTCGGTGCTCGTTAATAATTTTGAAGTTTGGTTATACGCAGATCCGATTGATGCATTTAATGAGACCATTCCACCTACTTTAGGTACAAATATAACTGAAGGTATTTTAAATGTAAACATTACATCTGGTAATGATATTTATGAAGGTCCACAGCAACAAATAGATACAGGTTTGTTTACAATCGTAACTCGCAATCCTGCAATGGACCCAAAGATTAATCCTAGTTTAAAATATAATGCAGCAATTAGATTTATAGATACAGACTCTGGAGAATTTTTCAGGGGCTATGTAACAGATGTCCAAGTAGAATATCAAAGAGACGACGACCCAATTATTACAATTACAGGAACAGATATTTTTGGTGCAATGCAAAGAGTTGTAGTAAGTAAAGATACTTATGATGCAATTGTTGCATTAAGCACAGGTCCAACTTGGAGTGGAATTGATTTTTATGATTTTACATATTACATGCAAGAATTTACTTCAAAATATTTTGGAGGAGGCTATGTATATCCTGGAGACCGTCCATCACCATACAATGATGCATTTTGGTATATAGGAAGTGCAGATGGTTTTTGGCCAGATTCTTATGGTAATTTAAATTATGCTCCAGCAAAATATATTCCACAGGCTGGAGAAACATATTTAGAAG